ATCGCTTGCCCCAACATTTTCCAAAACATATAGTCCCAAAAAAACTGTGTCCAACTTTGATAAAAATTAGGTTGCTTTTTGATTGAGTATAAAAAGTTTATTTCTTTTAACTCATCGTTTTGATATTGGTTAATTCTGCCTAAGGAAAACAAATCACAGTTTAACTTAAAAACCTTTGTACAAGCTGGATTTAAAAGAACGGCATTTAGTTTTTGTTTGTAATTGGTGTACTCTTTCAAGTTTGCACCTGAACGAAACATTTCCGTAAACCAATTGCCGTCACTATCTCTAGTAACCGATAAAGGTTGCCTTCCAAACTCAAAACTAAAATTAAATCTTCCCATACGATTAAAACAAAAAAAGCGTAACACTAACTAAATCAATAGTAGTATTACGCTTTAAACTTTGTCGTGTTGTCTTTACGTTCATTAATCTGAGAAGTGCGTCTTCACACTTCAAAAGCAAAAGTATAAAATATTTATTTAATAATTTGCTTTTTTATTATAATTTTTTTATAACTCCTAAATCAAACAGTTTTTGAACTAGATAAGCACTTGCATCAATCGTGTGATTATCCTGGTCAACTGGTTCTTCCTGAACCACTCCAAACTTATCTTTTTGGTAACAGTAATTCTCTTGTTCTAATTCAATATTCTTCGACGTGTCTGTATAGTAGATATTCATACTTTGAAGCATTTGAATACGGTCAAGTAATTTTGATTTGCCACCAACTGCCACCGCATTTTCATATCCTACTCTACGCAAAGATATGATTTTGTTGGGTCGGTTGTTGTCGCAAACGATTATTTTATTCTTTGGAATGTTTAGTTTTTGAAATAACCAACTCACTAAACCATCTTCATCCGCTCCATTAATCGAATGTAAATCCATCGATGAAAGTGAACGCCTTATTTCGTTCTCACTTGCGTAATTATGTTCATGCAAATATAAATTGCCGTCGTGATACTTTGCCTCAACTATTGCAAACGGGTCTACCGTTCCCCAATCGACTCCAAAATATGATTCTTTGTTGAGGTTTAAAAAATCAATGTAAGGGATTGACTTCCAATTGTAAATACGTCCTTCTACTTGTCCTACTTGCCCCAATCCATAAACCCGCCACATATTCGCCCAATACTCGTTTATAATTTTGCCGTCCGGTGCGTATCCTTTTTCTTTGTATCGTAATATTTCGCCCTTTTCCTCAGTAGATAAAAATTCATTATCTAAATAAGTAAGGTTTATAAAATCGCAATCGTTTCTAGTCATTACTTCTGTGTGAAACCAAAACTTTGCGTTTGGATTAAAATCGATTATTACTCGTTTGGCTCTCGATGTTAATTCTCGATAAGTATCAAACTTTACTTTGTTCGCTTCGTTTACGAAAACAATATCTGAACGTAAACCTTTACCAATATCAACTTTATCTAATCCTATAAATTTAATAAAAGAACCGTTCTTAAATCGGTATAAAGTACCATCTGTAAATCTATCATTTTCATATAAACCAAAAGACTTCATAATGTTTAAGAAGTCTTTAATTACTGTTATACGCATCTTTGAAAGCTCATCGGATGCAATAAATATTTCTTTGTTTGGATTGTTTGAGGCGTGGTTAATCAGTAGTTGAAGTATAGAATAAGTTTTTCCCGCACCTTGACCTCCTTGAATACCCCAAATACGTTTTTTAAGTGCCGATATTTTCCTGAGTGCCGTTGTCGCTTTCATTTGTATCTGCTAGTGGGTCGTTGGTTAGTAAAGGAATATTAAGGCTAATAGAGTTATCAACTTTATCTGCAAGACCTAATTTACGAGCTATAATATTAGCGTTAAACGCCCCAACAGTAGCACCTTCAAACTGTTGTGATTCTATAACTCCTTTAATTGCTTTTGTGATTGCCCAAAAATCTTCATATCCCTCTTCCTTTTCATAACGTTGAAAAGTGTTTTCGTCTATGTCTGCAAATAAGCAAAAAGAGGTAATACTCATTGGTGTTTGAGTAGGAACGTCGATTAAAGTGCCCGCTCCTTCGCCTGATTTAATAGGGTCTTTTTTATTCCAAACTCGGTATTGCATCCACTCGAAATATTTAACAGCTTCATCCCAAAAAGCATCAGGCGTATATGAATGATTACGCCCGTGTTTGTTTCTGAATTGCCAATAATTATTTCCTTTTGGTGCTGACATCGTTTTATTTTTTATCCTTAGCGGATTTTTTAGTAGTTGTTTTCTTTTCAACCTTCTGAACAACGAAATAGTTTTTAAAAGTTGATCCCAATGCCGTTTCCATTTCCAACACTCTTTCGGGCGTTATTGTAAATACTTCGTTTAATTGACGGTTACGATTAACGCTACTGTCTTTTATTGGTTTGATACATTTTATAGTTACCATGTTAGTTAATTATTTTTAACCAATCATTTTCACTACTTATATCTTTATAAGGCTCAAACGTTGGTATGTTGTTTATAATCGCATCAAAGTTAATAAATTTTAAATCAAAATCAATAACGTATCCGTTATTTTTGTCTTTTACTTGTTCTTTTCCACTTGTAAACGGTGTAATTATGCAAGGCGTTTGCAGTTGTAATGCTTCGATAACACTGTAACAGTACCCCTCCGAATCTGACAACTGAACCAAATAATCGGCTTTTGCAATTTCTTTGTAAGGCTCGGTTGTCAATCCGTGAAATTTTACTTTCGGAAACTTTGCGAAATTTCTAACTATTTGCTTTGCGTACTCTGAATTGATTGAGCCCCAAACGTGCCATTCGTAATCTACCGGAATAAGTTCCGCTAATTTTAGCATACGATTAAAACCCTTTTCGCCACTTATACGGCTCATGGTTACTAAGTGTAACTTATCGTTTTTAATTTTTGTAACGGGTTTTATTTCGTTGTCTAGTAGATTGTAAATAATAGCATCGCATTTGTGAGGTGTAGCGATTTCAAAAGAATCCGCAACGGTTTGACCTACGCAAACATGATGCGTAACTTTCGGGTGTTTGGTGTATTTAAAATTCCAGCCTTTGATGTAGTATGTATAGTCCGCATGAATTACTTGGATGTATTTTTTAGCATTAACGTAATTATAAGGTTCTAAACCCCACGCTGAACTGCATATAAAAACATCACATTCGTGTATTTTTGATTTGTCTATTTTCTCTACGTTTGCGTATTGAGAAGCTCGTATAAGTAAATGAGCTGCATCAACATTGTCGTAAAGCAAAGTTAAGTCAAGGTGTTTTGACATTCGTTTTAAGAAGTTTTCTACGAATTTTTCTACTCCTCCGATTAAATTATAGTTACTGATGTAGATTGTTACTCGCATATTTCGACAAAACGATTATGGAAGTCGGAATTTCTCATAGGTAAGTAATTTTCGCCATACCCCCACTTATCGCATTTGTTTTGGTCGGCTTCAATTCTATCGATTAAAATAACCTCTGTACCATCGTTTAAGTAAACAATTTCCTCAAAGCATTGACAATCTTGTTCAACTGCTGGAGGTGTGCATTGCGTTAATAATGCGATTGATAAAAGTAATACTAATTTTTTCATAAGTTCAAAGATATAAAATTTATTTAAAACAACTACCAACTTTTGGAATTAATAATCTATTCCGTGTATGGTGGTGGGTTAATTGGGTTTGTGTACTATCGCAATCGTTAACGGTTGTGATAACCGTTCGGTACTCAATGCCGTTTGGTCTTTGGATTTGGAACGTTGTCGCATCAGTAATACGTTCACATTCGCACGGGTCGAAATCCGTTGAACAAGCCGTTAGGAATAGTAGGGGGATAAGTTTTTTCATGGTTTTATTGTTATTGGTTCAACTACTTCAATATCTTTCGCCAAATCGCTTAACGCACGTTCAAATACATAGTTATGCCGTTTGAGTGATTTATTCGCTTGTCGTGGCTCTGTGTGCGTTTCTGATAGTGTGCCATCCCAAGTAGCTAAATCGCCTCCGTTGTTTTTGTGTCTGTTGTAAAATTCTTGTGTGCTCATTAGTATAATGGTTTTTCGGGTTTAATAATTGGTTGGTAGTGGGTAATTTTAACACGCCCTAATTTCATATATAAAGTAAAAGTTTGTATCCAAGTGCTTACTCCGTCAAAAAACCAATATTGTGTTATGAAATCAATTTTCGGCAAATCCGCTTCACTTTCGATTCTAATCCATCCGTTATTGTTTTCGATATTTTCTAAAACTATTGGTCGCATTGTAAAATCAGTATGATGAGAAAATTGAATATCTATTTCTTCGTATCTAATTTTTTTAGATTGAAACAAATCTCTTTTGTTGCAATAACCATTATCATCAACATAATCTTTCACGGTTTCCCAATATTCACCGTATGATTCTTTTATTTTTTGTTCTTTTGGGTTCATGATTTCAATATTTCAGGTTCTTTATTTTCGTGTAAAAATCGT